CCGATGATTATTCGGGGTGAGCAGCGCCGATTGTCTAGCAAAGGGACTCCCGCTCTTACAGGACTCGGGGAGTACGCTGACCCACTGATCCGACTCCAACGCAGTTATAGCACAGAAAAATCAGGTCACCATCTTGGTGTTAGCGGTTGGATCGTCGTCATGAGCTTCAGGCCCGAAGCCTTCCGCCTTGATCCGTTCAGCAAAGTTCGTTTCTGGCGCGGGTGTCTCAGCTTTCTTCTCAAACGACGCAAGCCATTCGCGTAAAGCATCACCAGTCGGTGTTCCTTTGGGCCACTTGACCCATTTGAGGATCGCTTTTGGATCGGTAAACGGCCTGGCAGATTTGCCGCACAATACGGTGTAAACAACAGGCGGCCCTTCACGTCTGCGGTTACGTTCAATCCAGAGCTGACCTGCTGTAAACCGTTCTGACTTCATGCCGGAGATTCCTGAGATCAAGCTGCCAAGGATCTCTGTTCAAGAGATTCCATCGTGGCAAGCATTGCCGCCTCAGAGTATCCCAAAAGAGCCGCCAATCACTTTGCTTTTGGGCTTTCCTGTTGCTGAGATTCCCGGCTGTGTAGAGACAAGAAACACACAGCCGGGCAACAAGGACGCCTATGACACCGATCCAAACGGCAACGTTGTTGTTTGCGGTGGAACGATGCCGTCGTACAACCCGCCGGTTTTTAACCCTGCATTGGCGACACAAGCGCCAGAGGTTGCTTCAGCAGAAGCGCCTGCAGTTGATGCAGATACCGCAGGGGAGGTTGTAAAAAATGCTGCTGAGGCTCGTAAAGCAGCTGCAAAGAAAAAGCCGGAGGTCTCAAGTCCGGCTAATGCAGCTCTCCCGAATGCGTCAGGTGTGAGTCCCGACTTACCAAAGTTGCCAATAGATCCACCATGCCCACCTTTTGGATCAAAAGAAATCGGATCGTTTAACAAATTAGGGACAAAGGTCCTTGCAGGTTATGAGTTGCAAGAGGGTAAGTGCGTGAAGCTTTGGGACCCTGTCCCTGTCGGCCAAGTGGTCAACAACTACTTGCCTGATGCTGGACCATTGACGAGCGTCAGCCTGACAGCAGCTGTCGCGACCACGACCGCTATCTTTGCCAAGCCAATCGCGTCAGTGCTGCAAAAGCTTGCCAAGCCTTTGACGAAGAAGGTGGTGAAGAAGATCAATCAGAAACTTGGCCGTAAGGAGAAACTGGAATCTTTACAGGAGCGACGGGCGCAGCAGCGTCACCGGAATCAAGCCATTCGCGATCTGAGACGGGCTTTGGGTAAGTGATCGAATGCGTGTGGGGCGGCAAGACACCCGGCGGATTCGTCAGCACCACGTCTTTGCAGATCTGTGCGTAGACGCCAGTGATGACAATGCCATCTTTCATGAGGTCAGCACAGTTTTTGACCCGCTTGATCTCGTAAACCATTCGCTCCATCGCAATTTTTGCGTCCAGCAAGGCAACCTGCTTTTCTGCTGCTGCTCTGCAGGTTTTGACGTGATGACGATCTAGTGGAACGGAGATTGTCGCAGTAATGCCACCGTTGAATGACAGGTTGTTTTTCTGGCCTGTACGGATCGGTTGGTAGTAGAGGATTTGACCAGGATTGTCTGGGTCGTAAACCGGCTCGTCGTAATACGCCTCGTAAGGCATCGCAAAGCTGGTGGTGCTGCTGAGAAAGGGGTTGATGTTCAGTGTTGCGCCTTGGCAGCTAATCCCACCGCCATAGGTATTTGTGAATTGCCTTGAGGGCACTACTTGTACAGCTTGATTGGTCACTGACCCTGAGCTGTTGGCGACTGGAGCGGCAGTGCTTGAGACCTGCGCTTGAGCTGGAGCGGAAAGCAACAGCAACGCTGCGATAACTCGCTTCATTGGGTGAAGGTGCTTGTCGTCTCAGTAATGGATTCGATGTCAGTTTCGCGGTTGATAATTGTGTGGTTAACGAGTCCAGGTCCCATCAAGGTTTCAACCAGCTGAAAGCTGCCGCCTTCTTCAACGATGCTCCAGCTTGGTCTATCAGCTGGATCAAGACCAGTCCAAGTGCTTGTGATGCCGTTGACATCATTGGTGATGGTGCTCAAAGCCTTTGGCGAAAGCTCACCATTCTTTGGAGCGATATTCGTTCCAGAGACACTTAGCTCGTAACCAGTGCGGTACTCGTAGGAGTTGATGACCTCGTTGACCTTGGTCTTTGTTGTTGTGGTGGACGTTAAGGTGCCCTGCTGGAAATTAGGCACCACCGGGACTGCCGCAGCTGGAGCGGCAATCAGCAACAACAGCAGCAAGATCATTTGATGGTCAGCTCTGTGGTCAGCTGCCCAATCGCCAAGGTGTTAGCTCCACCAGCTGTGATGGTCATAGCTCCATCTGAGGCGATGGTGCCTGCCAAGCTGCCTGCAGTTCCACTAGCGGTCGAGATGATGCTGCCGAAGTTTGCAGAATCGCCTGTCGTCACAGCTGATGTTGGAACGACATCGGCCTGCGTGTAGCTCTGGCTAAACGAGAAAGCTTCACCCGGCGTGTCTTGGGTGGCTGCAATCGTCCCTGGTGAGTAGATGCCAGAGGTGATGGTCCCAGCTGAAACAGTGTTTGCTGTGTTGGAGTCGGTCGTATCAATATTTGAACCTGAGATGCTGAACGAACTACCGATTCGATCTGCACTGGTTACAGCACCACCAACCTGCAGTGAGACTGAGGACATGATTTTGTGGGTCAGATCAGCCTTGGCAGGCATTGCGGCTGCCAATGTGATGCCCAATACCAAAAGTGTGCGGTTCATTTGATGCCAGCTTTGGTGTCTTTGTTGTCAACGATAGTCGGCTTTTTGGGGCCGCCTCCGTTGTTTTTGCGCTCGATGCCAAAAGAAGCCATGGCTCCGGTCAGCAAACTTGCGACGAAAGTATTATCCATCTTCATTTGGGGGAAGATGCCCAAGTAGGAAGCAGTCAGCAATGCAGCACTCCAAGCGAGTACCAAAGCTTTGACGACATCTGCAATGGAGATGCCTTCCTTTTCGTGGTTTTCCTCTGGAGTTTCTGCCATGGCGGAACAGAGCTACGCTTTAAGGGTAACTAGGCCAGGCAAATGATCCTCATCATCAAGCCAATCCTGATGACCATGTGGGAATCACGGTCATTTAAGGAGCTGATTGTCGCGATGCTTGAGAAGATTGTCGCGAGAACAGACAACGACTTAGACGATTTGGCGGTAAAGCATGTGCGCGAGATGCTGCTGCCTGACACAAGGATTGAAAAGTAAGTGGCGTCCGGCATCATCGAGATGACCCTGCTACTCATTGTCATGGGGCTCGCGTTGCTGCCGTTTTTTGAGTGGTACAAGCCAGACGTGCCGCATCGCATGGCTGCCATCAAGCAGCTGGAGGAAGCCATGCCCCCTGAGTTGTTGTCAGAAGATGCTGAGTGGTTTCAGGCTTGGAAGGCCAGCGGCATCGACCAGGAGGTGTACTTGCCTCGTTACTTCAAACAACTAGACCTACCGGGTGGCGAGCGCAAATGCTTCACGTCGTCCGCTGCGATGATTGCGAATTTTTTCAAGCGTGTAAATACGCAAGAGCAATACGAAGCCGTGCTTAGGCCGTTTGGCGACACCACCTCTGTTTTTGCTCACGTCGAGGCGTTGACCAGCTTGGGTTTGCGTGTTCGCTTTGTTGATAACGCTGACGCTGAAGACGTGATAGAGGCCATTGACGCTGGGGTCCCTGTTCTGGTCGGCTGGTTGCATCAGGGCAACATGTTGCGCGGTGAACCGCCAATGTGCAGCAACACAACTTGCGGACACTGGTCAGTCATCCACGGCTATAGCGGGCGATATAGCAACGACCCGAGCTGGCTTATGACGGATCCGGCTGGGCTTCCTGACATTGAACGTGGCGGACACAACCCTGCGCTGTCTGGCTATCGCGTCAGCGTTCGGCAGGCTGCATTTCATCAACGTTGGCAAGATCAAGGGCCTAGATCTGGCTGGGCAATCTTTGTAGAGCAGTAGCGCCGTGGACATGCACAAAAACGCTGCTTACTATTCGGGGCAACAGGTTCTGTAACAATCCGATGGGCTGGGCCGACTGGATGGTGGTGGATCAGACCCTTGAGGAAGAGCTTGAAGTAGAGCGCAGCGTCAGAGAGATCAACAACTGCGATGACGAGGAAGCGTTAAAGATGCTTTGTTCAGCCATGGTCAGACAGAGCTGGCACCAATCACGCCTCCTGAGCCAAGCAGTATCAAGAATTGGGGAATTGGACGCCAAGCTTAATTGCTGGGACTAGCCCTGCTTCCCTGTAATCCTTGACCTGTAAAGCCTGACGCACGATTCAAAGTGCCATTTGGCCTGCCAGTCGTGCTTGAAGTAGCGGACCATGCCGCAGTGGCTCACCTCCCATAACAGCAACCCGTCTTTCTCGACTTGCTTCATAGTGGGCCTCATAAAAAAGGAGCGCGGCGGCGCTCCTGGTCCCTCGTTCTTTGTCACCTTAAAAGTCAATGCGCGGTTTGTCAGCTGTACGGGGCTTGGCATCGCTTAGAGCCATCATCAGATACTCATTGCCACTTTCCTTGGCTGTGCGGGGCATCAGGTTGGCACGAAGCTTGACGCACTCGTTTCCTTTGATGTCGTCACAGCGTTCTGCTGTTTTGACCCATTCAAAAAGCTTGCGCAGTTCATCAACAGGGACGTCAATCTGTGCCCAGTAGTAGCCCTCTTTCTTTTGGTCTTTGTTGAAGTTGGCCCAGATGTTGAAGGCGTCGGGTGCAAAGTCAGGCATTACTTTCCGTTGAAAAAGCGAGAGAGAATCATTTTAAGAGCAGCATTTCTGACGCCATCATGATGTGCGTCTGCATAATGCTGCAGGTGGTCTGCTAGTTGTTTGCCAAGCCTTACCTGGAAATGACCAGATCGGCGGTTGGCATCTGCCTTGGCCTGTTGCTCACGTTTTTTGTCTTCGTCAGACATTTGCTTGAATCCAGGCCTGGTGCTTACGCGCGGTGATTGCAGGGAAAACCTTAGCGTTGTCACCTAACTTGAAAGCAAAGCGGAAAGACTTACAAAGGTCCTCACGCTTGCCTGGCGTCATGTCCTCAATGATCTGTCTGAGCAGTTCGCGTTCGTCTTCTAAAAGAGGTTGCTCTTCGTCAGGCACCTCTGGAACAGCTGGTGCTTTCTTTGGCTGTGGCTTCGTTGCAGGCTTGTCGTCTGCAAAATCGCCATCCATGTCCATGTCAGCCGTGAGGCCAAGCAGGGCTAGCAGGGCATACCTTTTGAGGTAAGTGCAGGATCCACCAAAGTCGTGCAATGCGTTGCGGCCTTTGCCAATGATCATCGGCAAGCGGCTCACAAGCTCTGCGCCGCTGACATGCAGCAGTTTTGTCACCAAGATCGGGTCAACCCCTTCACTTGGCTCAAAGGTTTGTGAGACCACCAAGCCATTCTTAATCAGATGCGGCGTGACAGTAGAAAGCACAGTCTCAAGATCGGCAAACTTGCCATATTGAGCATTGGCTGTTTTGCCAATGGCTGGCACTGTCTTATGAAAAGAGACAAGCGCCTCAATCAAGGGCTGTGACGGTGATGATGGCACCGAGGAAGTCATCTGTGGCGTACCTCTTAGCGGCGTAGATAGAAACGATTTGCGCGTCAGACCTTAAAAGGACCATGCCGCAGGCATCCGCGATTGCGTCCCCACATGCACGGACACACTTGTCACAGTCAGGGGTTTTGGTGTGATGCCTAGGTGCTGACGCTTTAAGCTTTGTGGCGTTCTTGCCTGTTCCGTAATGGGACAAAGGTCTAGGGAACACGAACTCACAACGCAGGGATACTGCTGCAGTGATGTCCCAGTCAGCTGGCTTTTCGCGATACGCAACGGATGCAATATCTGAGCGCCAGCTACCTAAAGCATGTTCGTTGTTAGCAACAACTCTGCTGCCGTAAGCTTTGACAGAGCCCTGTGGCACTGGTGTGCCAAGAACGCGAAACGTAAAACTAGCCTGGGAGCTGGGCATAAGCCTTGTCGATTGCAGAGTTCAGCAGGGCCTGAGCAAGCCGTGAGGAGCTGAGCTTAGGTTGCTCAAATTCCACATGCTCACCGCCAATAGTCACGTTGGTCATGTTCCCTTTAGTTGCTTCTGAAAGCTTGGCGAGCTTGTCAGAGCGTGAAGGGTCAAGGGTCAGGCTGACTTTTTTCATTTAAGGGAATCGCAAGCTTTTTGAATTCCAGCGTTGCAGTCACGCTGGGTCATTTCAGTCAAAGTGGTGTCAAGGGAGTACCAGAAGGCACCGCCCATTAGAAAGCAAAACACTGCAATGACAATCGCATTTGTCCTTGGTTTGCGGTGCTCAGGGTCATAAAACCCTGGGCTCCGGTCATAGATGTTGTTCATGAGCGAACGAGAGAAAGGGCTCATGCGCAGCATCATGCCGTCACTGGTATGCCATGTCAACGCTTGCCCTTGCCTTTCTTCTTTTTCTTTGGCTTCTGTTGCAGTCGCTCTACAGTCTCTAGGTAGCCGGGGGGCTCAGGCACGCCCCCCTTGCGCAGGATCTCTGACCAGTTCACGCAGATGCCAAGCGTTCAAGCATTTTGCCTTTGACTGTGAATTGCGGCCTAAAGCTGCCGTTTGAGCGCATGGTGTCGATGTATGTCCATTGGTCATCAGGCACGATCACCTCAGCTGTCGCCCATGTATGCCCGCAGTTGTCGCACTTGCGCTGTCTGCTGATTGCGTTTTCGCCTGAATGGCGTACTTGCGTCACACGGCCCATCCCCCTGGTGAGCTGTGCGCTGCAGTTAGGACATTGCATGTCAGAAATCGGGTTGTAGACAAGAGAAACGGCCCCAAGCGTCTTGCCATGCGTCCGTGGCTTGTTCAAGCTCCGAAAACCGGACCTTGCATTTGCCTGGGCCGGCGATGATCGTCACCAGCTTGGTGACGTACACGCCGGGATAGCAGCTTGCGGCAAATTCAAGATAAGCACCGAGCTGCGGTAGTGCCTCTTTGCGACTAGATACACCCTCTTTCTTGCTGACAGTCTTGAGGTCAGCGATGTAGATGTCATCGCCTTTGACAAAGATCGCATCAGGCGTGCCGCCTACCCGCTTGATCGTGTTGACCAGGGGCTGCTCAACAGCAAGTGGCGTGATGTCCTGCAGCAGGGGCTCAGCAAGCAGCGTGTCGATCCATGGAGACCACCTGTTGTCATGCACGCTGCCTTCTCCCTTCAACGTGTTTGCAAAAACTTTGTGGACAGCGTCACCACGAGCCTTCCAACCGTCAGGGCCGTCCTTGGTCTTCTCGAACTGGGCACGCAGGAACGGCTTGAGGTCGTGATCTAGGACCTGCGTCACCGAATAGGGCAGCCATTCGCCTTTGTATCTATATCTGTGAACTAAGGGGTAAAACTCCAGTCCTGGAACGGGATCTAGCAGTTGTCTCACAAATGGGTTGCGTATGCGATGCAAACGTGGCACCTTTGCGAAGCAACGTCAACCGTTTGTGCCACAGATCAACGTCAGAATCACTGAGGAACAGCTGATATGGCTGTCCTTGCAGGTCAAACCATTCCGCAACAAGTCAGCTGTGATCAGGGATCTTATCGATTCAAGGATCCAAGGGGTTGACGCTGACGCTAAGCTGTCCGCGTACCACGTCGGTGCGGGAAGACCACAAGGTAACTCTCGCCCTCTCACAGGTACACAACCTTCGCTTGAGCAACCTCTCGGCGTTGCAGGGGCTCTGCAAATACAGCAGCCACTCCCGCAACCGACAACGGTTGATTCAGTTCCTGCCCAAAAAATTGAAGACGAAAAAAATACTATTAACGTTAAAAATCAAAAAAAAGCGCGAAAACCACGCGCTAAAGCCACAAAAGGGTC